GGAGTTTTTTCTAAAGGTTCTGAAGTAGAAGAAAAACAAAAGCAATATATTCGTGATCTATTAGCAAGTCAAATGATTTCTTTAATGCCTAATGAAACTGAAGCTGAAGCAAAAGCTAGACAAGCACGAATACAGCGCGAACTAGATACTGAACAAAAAATTAATGAAAGGCTTTTCATGGAAGTTATGAAAGAAGGCCGTGATGATATGGCTATGGGGTCTTTAATGATGCCTCCAGAGCGAGAAGGTTATGCTTCTGGTGCTTTAGCTAATCTTCTAAAAGCTGTATTTAAACCAAAGACTAAACAAGCTAAGGCGTTGTCTGAAAAGCTTCAAGGAGAATATGAACCTGAAGATATTGAAGAAGCTGTTAAAGAATTAGTTGATATTGTTGAGGCTAATACACAAATTAATAAAAAAGGTAAAGCTGATTTAAAAATTACAAAGTCAAATCTTGTCACTGAAGCATCTAACAATTTAATGCAAAAAGATGTTTTAATGCCTACATATGATTTAGAAAGAATTTTAAAATTAGATAATATACGCGAAGGCAGTGGCGGTAAGACTGATAACTTATACGACAGCATTGTACAATTAGCCGCTTCAAAACTAGAAGAACCTAGCTTAATGGGTCAGTTTGTCGGGGATATTGCAGGCGCTTCAACACGCGGTGATCGTGCGACAGCGTTATCGACAGGAGTAAAAACAGCGGGGGCGGCGGCTTTATTAAGCAATATAGACCGACTCTCACAATCAACCCAAAACATTTATTCAGATTTAAACCCTACGGAAAAAGAACGCTTTGAGAAGGAATTTAGCAAAGCCTTTAAACAGGGCTTAGATGAATTTATTTTTATTGATGATGAAGGTAATAAAAAATCTATTGCAGTTAAGCTTGCCGCAGATGACAATCCTGATGTAGTTTATGAAAGGGTTGAAAAAGGACATGGTGGTTCATCAGGAGTAGCAATCCTTATGCCTGCTGAATATGAAGAGCCTCCGAAAGATACATATGACAACATTAGTCCTGAAGAAAAAAAGCAACAAGAAAAAGATATGCTTCCTGATGATGAAATGGAAGAAGAGTATGTGGACTAT